AGTTGTTGCACCATACCTGGCGCTCTCATTCTAATCGGTTGCCCTATGTCGGTGTTTAACACATCGTCAACGTTGACTTGACCTTCAACAATACCCATTCTTGGAAAGATTGAATGACCAAGAGAATCTAAAGTATCTCTAACAATTTGTGATTTAGCTGCTTGGATTGGTTTAACGTAATCCGCAGGACATGAGCCGATTGCTGTGTGTGGTTCGGGGTCAGGACAAAACATAACAATCGGCACTTCGTCGCAAGGCTCTACGTTGATAATGTGGAGAGCGTCGCCTAACGTACATACTCTTAATAATTCGTCGATACCGTCATCGTCCATGTCGTAGTAAATAAAATGCTCTATGTATAAAACATTTTTACTAGCACCTGAATCTGGAAAAACCATATTGTCGTGTGGGTTTCTTGCTTGTTGCTCGTCAAAAGCTAACGGATCTAGTAAAGAACCTTCGCCGCCGTATTGTTCTATTTCTTCTTTGTCGTAACCCATTGCAACTAATTCGCTTACCGTCTTAATCATGCGGTGAGCAACGTAAGAAGAGTCTTTCATAGATCTAGCATGTCTAGCTATTAAGACTTCTTCTGGCGGTACAGACTCTAAAACAACTTGGTTTTTAGCTTTAACTCGCCTAATTGTTAAATCGTAAGACACAGGTATAACTTGCGTTACTTCTTGGCCAGACATAGGGTCGAGAGTTGTTATTGTTTCTTCGGTTGCTGTTTCAGACAATATTTCAACGTCTTTATCCATCACTAATGCTTGGTAAGCAGGCGGTGAAATATTAGTGTATTCATGCGTTGTGGTTGAAAGACTGTCATCCCAATACGCTTTCACAAAACCTGTTTTACGAATAAGTGCGTCTTTGAAAGCATCGTATAAAACTTGGAAGCCTGAGTTTTTTTCTTGGACTATGTAATTAATATAATCGGTTTGTTGTTCTGCAATCGGAATATCTTCTGGGCCTTTAGGTACAAATTCAACAATCTTTTTTGTGCCAAAGAAAGTACGCATGATAGACGGCAACATAAACAATACCGTGTCTCTAACGTCGGTTGAGACGTAATAAGATTGCAATGAGCTAGTTGCTTCTGGCTCATTACCTAAATAATATTCTGTTGATTCGGCGCGTTCTTGACCAACTTGATTGTTGTAATCTTTCGCGTCATCCATCTCGACTTTTAGTTGCGCCGATAGGTCGAGCATCATAGATGCTTCTGCTACTTCTTCTTTCGTTTTCTTTTCTTCTGCCATATTAGCCAACTCGTATTATTCTCGATTTAACAGGCTTGCGAAAATTATACCCCATAAAGCTCTCACCGCCACCAAAACTTGCGGCGCTACTTGCCATCGTCAGCGCGAGTGCGTCGGCTTTGTCTGGTGATTTGATGCCTCTTTTCTTCATTTCTTCTTTTGACTCTATTTTTATTTTGCCTGTTGAAGTATATTTGTAAGACGGCGCAGCTAATTCAGAAACAAGCTCATCATCGTTAGGAAGTCTGCAATCACGCTGCGCCAACCAATCTTTTACCTTGAACCATAACTCGGCTCGTAAGTTTAAATAATTCTTTTTCGTACTTGGCGCTTCGGCAACGTTGACACCGCGCACAGGTAAATTCTGTTCGGCTAACCTATCGACGACGCCAGCTCCTAAACCAATCACATCGATTAATATTTCTTGCGGTCTTTCCATCGCCGTACAATCGTCAAATTTATTTTTCACAACTCCGCAGAGCTGCATAAGATCCATAGATTGAAAGTTAGTTATCTCAAAGACAGTATTACCCTGGCGCACACACAACGCGCTAGAGTCACCGCCAAAGCGGGCTACGTCTAAACCCCATAAAATCGGCTCACTCGCCGTTAGTGCTACGTCTCGGTCTATTGCAGCGCGGACTAACTCCATTGGAATAACGGTATCGTCGTCGGCACGGGGGAACTCTCCCATTACCTCAACCCTGGCAACAGTAGAGTCATCCCCGTATTGTTCGAGCATGCGCTGAAATAATTCTTTATCCGTGCCTTCGACGGTGCGCGAGTCAATTTGTTCGTTCTTCCAAAAAGAGCGATTGCTGTGAAAACAGTCGTAAAACGGACCTGTGTTCCGTCTTGGATTAGAAAAACAAAACCAATATCTATCGGTAGTTGGTTCTGAGAAGAATCCTTCCGAGACTGAGTAAATCGGCGCAGGTATACCAGATGCCTCATCCATAATCAGGCAAACGCCGTAATTAGAGTGAATCCCTGCGAAAGCGTCAGGATTTTCCTCGCTCCACAGTTGCGCTTGCGCGTAGTAATAACCTGTGTCGATTTTAAGATCTCTAATCAACGCTTCTTCAAACCAAGCCGCAGGCTTAATTGCAGTAGCGGTTTTAGTAAACCAATGCGAGTTTATGGCAAGCGTTAGCCATTTACCTAACTCAGCCCAAGTTCTTGAGCGTAATTGTTGTTCGGTGTTAGCGGTAACAATAATCGTCGACCCCAAGCGCGTGGAGAGCATCCAGATAATTAGCCAGGCGACGAGAGCAGATTTACCTATACCGCGACCAGAGGCGACGGCGAGCCTAAACATCTCTGGCATATCGACTCTTTCGTTACGTTGGATATGCGTTGTAATTTCTCGCAAAATTTTTTCTTGCCATTGCCTTGGTCCTTCAAAATCTTCGAGGGGGGTGTCCTTTTGTCCCCAAGGGAAGCAATATTTAACAAAGTTGTACGGATTATCTTTGACTATTGGTGACCATAGTTCGGTCATCAGCTCTTGTTCTTGTTGCGGACTATACTTCATTCTTCTTGTTCATCTCATCAAAATAAATTCTTGTGCAGTAACGTCTAATAATAGCAGCGACGGTGAGGACTGTGAGTTGGACTACAGAAATAAAAAGCGCGTCAGTAGTGAACATGAGCAAGAGAGCAAGGGTGGCCCATGATATTGGAAAGTTAAATACTGCACCAAGCGTTGTATCGGTGACTGACTCTATAAATGCTTTTCTGTTAATTTTCATAAAAAATTTATTTCAAAGGTTATATATAAATACTACCGCCGCTAGAAAATAAGGGGGGCCATTTTTAATTTTTCTCCTGGTTTTTCAAGGTATTTTATTCTTCGGTCAACTTCTTCTTAGGGAGTGGGACGGAAATGGCCTGTTTTTCTACTATTTCGCCTTCTATTAGTCTATTTTTAGAATTTTGCATGATTTGTTTAAGGTTTATGTTGTGATTTACCTCTTGTCTATCCGACCAATTGTCTGGATCTCTGTTACGGAGAAAGAAAAAAGCAGAATTTTCCTTGCCTTCTAAAGCATTTTCGTAAACTTTGTTTGAAATCGCGGCGATAGCTCTAGCTTTTCCTGTCTTAAGGGCTGTGCCAAATTTGTCATTATTTCGTTTATTCCTTGCTATTGTTGACAATGAGCAATTTAACAAATCTGCTATTTGTGATTCTGACAGTCCTTTTCCAGCCCAGTTTTCTATCTTTTCTAAAGTTTCTTCGTCAAATTTAATTCTTTTTCTACCAGCTTTTGACTTAGGTTTAGTTTCCATGTAAACAATTATATATGTCAAAATACTTTTTTATACATTTATTTATTGCATTGAGTGTAGTTTCGTGTATTATAGTGAATGTAAGGAAATGATTTCTTACATAACTAAGGAGAAAACAATGCATAAAGTAGAATATCATTTAGTAAAAATCACACAAGAAGGAGATACGCCTCACTGGGATATGGTAAGCGAATATACAGAACTCAAACCCGCTTTAGATAACTTAGTCAAACTTACTTGTCCTAATTACAGCTATTTATTAAGAATAGAACCAGTAGAAGTTGACTGGTCCAAAATAGATGGCAAATGGGAAAAAGAAACTACTTTGAAATACGACTTTGAAGGTAATGACGATATTTTCATTTCTAATTATGTAGAAGGCTGGGAAGATTTTGTTAAGAAATTAGGAGAAAACAATGACTAAACAATGGAAAGAAATACCAGTTAAAGATAACGCTATCTACATAAAAATGCTTGAAGATAAAAACAAGCAAGCGCGAAAAGCCAAATCAAAGGAGACCAATGAAAACAAATAACCACGCGGTAGAAATCTACCAACAAGAAAACAGGTTTGTCGCTTTCAATTCTGAAGGCGACCAGGTCTTTAGCTATTACATAGCCGACCCATTGCTACGAGCCAGAACAGTTTTGCAATGGTCCGAGGAAGGCAGGTTTAAAGGTTTGTTATGACAATAGAAGAATTAGAACAACGCTTAAATGCGGATTACCATGATATGACTACGCAAGAAATAGCTAAAGCCATAGATAAGATAAACACATTAAAAGCAATACAAGAGAGAGACAATAAACTATAATAACCAAGAGCGCGGTTAATCATCACTCTCCAAAAATGTGTTTTCTCCTAGACCGCGCTCACTATCTTTAAGCGCCCTATTCAATCCCACAAACAATATATAAGTTTTATACCCTTTCTTAATCTTTCGCATGAGAAGTTTCTCGCTCTCTGCCGCTATCCAGATGATATTCTTTTCCTCACTCGCAAGCTCATGCACACACCGCGACACAGTATGTCGGTTCAATCCTGTCATCTTAGAAATATAGCTCAACGAATCGCGCACACCCATACAGTTATATCTATGCCTCTCTACTAGCGCCCACAGAACTAACTTGCTCGCAGGCGTGAGATCCTTACGCCCAGCTCGCGCTCTGAACCACTTCCACGCTACACGCTTTAACTTTTTGAAATCTTTATATTGATACCAAACGGCTTGCTCAATCAAACCGCTCTCGCTCTCTACGTTCTCCTCAGTAATCCACCAATACTTTAATGTATCTTCTTGCTCACGCACTCGCTCTCCTCGCTCACTACATCTGTTAATTCACCGACGACATCACAACCGTAATATTCTGCTATCGCTTGCGCCTCGCGCTCACTCTTCGCATAAATATTAGGCCCTGTATAATCCTCGTCGTCCCACAAGAATCTAGTTAAAAATATTCGTAAACTTTTCTTCATGTTTTCTCCTTTCTTGGCCTAGCGCAAGCGTAGGCCAAAAGTATGTTATGTTATGTATATGGATATGTGTTGCATTTACTGCCAACGTATGTTGCATACTTAGCCAACTATTGTTGCATTTTGCAACCATCGTTGTTGCTTTTACTGCCATCACTCTTAGTTTTATCCACCTTCTTTTTGCCGAAAATTCTATCAAAGTTTTCGTTAAATTTATCTCTGTTCATTGGTCTTGGGTTAGATCCTTTGGACATTGCTCCTCCTTAATTAATCGTTGTAAAAACCAATCTGCTTTCTGCAAATCTTCGAGTCCGTTCTTTTGCTCATAACGCCATAAATATTTTATCGCGCTCGCCTTTAGATAACCTTTAAATTGTTCTTCGCTTAAACTTGCCTGGATAGCGTCAATGCACTCAATCGCGCCACGCTTATAATGCTTTGGGTTTATGTTGTCTTTAAGTTTCAATTCATAGCTCCATATTGGCGAGTATGTGCGCGATAACGTCCACCGTCCAGCCGTTGCCTAACATCTTATATCTTTGCGTATTTGATACGCCCTCCGTGTAATTATCAGGCACAGTCTGTAAACGTTCACACTCTAACGGCGTGAGCTTGCGCCAAGTTAAGTTTTCAAAACGCATATAATCTTGTGCCGTTGGCGTTAAAGCATTGCATTTGTATTTCATGTTTCTGCCGCGCCTTGTCTTTGACTTTGGATAATTAATGTCAAAGCAATCGCCATCTTCAATAACCGTATAACCTTTTTTAGTAGCCTCGGCGATAATTAATTGTCTATTTTCTTCATCAACTATAATGCGCTCTTCTGTATCGTTTGAAACAACCACACTATCTTTAAATACTGTAGTAATCGCATTGGATTTATCGTCTTTACGCAGTTCTAACATTTGCTTTGTTTGGTTAGCTACAGAAACGCCGTTTTTGTCCATACGTTTACCGTCTTTATCGTAAGCTCTGCCACGAAAAGCTGCACCGCTTACAACTTTAGGTTCTCGATTGCCACCACCCATGGTGTTAAGCGTAGGTGATTTACCGTCTGGTGAATAAACTCTTTTAAGTATGTCATGTCCGCTTACGTCAACAGCCGTGCCAACTTGTTTTGGTTTGCTTACTAACTGCCTTCGTGATTTGTTTTTATATTGCTCAACGCTTGCGCCTTTATAATAATTAGCGTCTATGCAATATGATTTATCTTTTTCACTTAAATATTCATCTTCCAAAATATCTCGCAAGACTATACCTTTGTCCTCTGGTTGCTCAATGCCAGGTATGTTGGTCCAATAGTATCTTTGCCTAGATTGAGCGCTCACTAAGGCGCTATTAATAAATATAGGCTCAATACGACCACCAAATAAATCATTACCTTGATAATCAGGATAACAAGCCGACACTTGCTCGGTGATGACTGCTAAATATTCTTTCTTCATTCTGACGTTCTCAAGTAAAAAATACTTTGGTTTGATTGCTTTTAACAATCGAACAAATTCAAAGAACAATGCAGACCTTGGATCTTCAAAGGCCAACTGTTTACCTGCAAAAGAAAAACCCTGACAAGGCGAGCCTGCCATAATTAAATCTATGTCTTGATAATCTTCTGCTTTTAGCTCGCACACATCGCCAACTTGGATTGTGTCAGGAAAGTTTTTTTGTGTGACTTCGATTGCATACTTATCAATCTCGCTGGCGTAATACTTATCAACTTTAATACCAAGTCGATTAAGCGCTATCTGACCGCAACTCATACCATCAAATAAACTTAATACTTTTAATCCCAATTTATAGCTCCATTGTTTTCTTCTATGATTTCAAGTAAAGCATTTTTTCGAAACAAAGTCTTAATTTTTGTATCGACTTCGCCTGAGTTAGTTTTTACTATCGCCGCTTTAATCACGCGCATGCGGTCAAATTCTACGCCTTGCTCTAAACAAATGCGCTCTGCCTCGCTCTCGCTTGCTAACCAGGCCGCCAATCCAAACCTTGCCGAGTCCAAAATTGCGACAGATCCTTTGACGCTCTGTCTAGCGATAAGCGGATCATCAATACCTTGCAATGCGCTTTTTGTCATATGGTGGATCGAAATCACGCTTGAGTTAAATTTACTGCTCAACATAGAACAATATTGTCCGTACATTTGTGCCGCTTCTTGACTAGTCGTAATTGGCACACCAGAAACAAACGAAGATATCGGATCAAAGATACATAATGCTAAATTATTGATACTCTCTAATTGTTCCAACAATTCGTAACCTTCATTAGAAATTCGAAGCCCAGAACTGTCCTCCACGAGCAAATTTATAGGTTGTTTAAGGTTTGGTATGGTAATTACATAAACTTCGTTAGACGACGCTTTTGTAGCTCCTGTAGCGTCTAAGGCATTTAGCGCCTTCAAACGACGGTGAATTTCCAGTTTATCGTCCTCGGCTGCAAATACTGCCACTGATCCTGACTTTTTGATAGGTTTACCCATGAAGTCGCCAAAACCATCTCTTACTTTGAGAGCTAAATCCAAAGCAAGCATGGATTTACCCACGCCACCAATCGAAGAAAATACGCCTGCTTTGTTTTCAATAAAATTTTCTACTAACCAATCTCGCTCTGGCGGCTCACCCACATAGTTACTAATAGCGAAACTTGCAAAGTTGAACTTACTTTTAATTATCTCTTCTTTGACTTTTGCTAAACCATGAGCAACGTGCATGTCGTTATAGTCGCCGCGCTCGCTCGGTATTCTTATTTCCACACTCGCCACCGCTTGCGCTACCGCCTCCGCTTTACTCGCGCCCAAACCGTGTTCGTCGTTGTCAAACGCTAAGACAAACTTTGCTTGAGTATGCTTACGCAACTTGAGTAACGCCGCCTCGCCAAACGACGCCGAGAATACACAGATAGTTGGAAGGTTAGTTGCCTCAAAAATGCTATGCGCGGTAGCTGCGCCTTCACAGACAATAATTTTTTTCTGATTAGCAATATCGGATAAATCAAAACCCAGATGATAAATATTGCCTTTGACTTCGCTTGCGCTCACAAAGCGTTTTTCGTTATTAATATATTGCAAACTTCTCAGGCCTTTTTCTATACAATGCACAGGCACAACGAGACTATCTCTGATTGCTTTTAACCCATAACTTTTAATTTGCTTTTTATCTAAATACGGATGATCTATAACTTCTATTGCAGACTCAAATCTTTTTTTACAATCCTGGCTAACTTCATCATACCTTTCAGCGCGTTGCTGTTTGCTCCGCTCTATGGATTCTTCCATACGCCGTTTTAAATCTTCACGCTCTCGCGCCGACATCTCGTTTGGATTGATAGAGCTGAACTTAAACTCTATGCCTTGTCGCCAATTACCGTAAGACGCGAAGATTGCGTCGCCGTAGTAATTGACTGAATACCAACCTGATTTTTCTTGTCCTTTGTCTGGACGTTGGTTCGCAACCGCGCCAACGGAAACTCTAACTATCTCGCCTGTTGTGACTAAGTTGCTAACGCGCAACCCTGCATTGCTTTCCATCTCGCGCAGTAAGTCGCTGATATCTTTGCCTGAACTTGCAAACGCTAGACTCTTATCTAAGACTAAACCATCTTCTCCGTAATGTTTAGTTACGCTAACCATCTATAACTATCTCTCTTATGTTGCCGTTCTCTGCCTGCTCATTGGCCCAATCAAGATAGTTTAAGACTACTTCATTAAAAAATTGTTCTCTATCGTTGCTGTCCCACTCATGCATAACGTAAGTACCGCTTTTCTTGGCGATCTCTATATATTTGTCCTTGCTTTGTTTTGTCGCATAGCGCACACCGTCTCGGCTTGCGTATGCTTTTCTGTTTAATTTCTCTCCATTCATTATCTTTTCTGCGTGTTTTCTACTACATGCCGCGTAGTAAATATCTTTTTCTTTTTCAACAAGCAATCCCTTTGCAGGCGCTTTGCAATAACCGCAAAGAGACTGTCTGTTGTATTTTATAAAATAGTCGAGACTAAAAAGGGATTTCGTCATCTACAATTCCTGACGATTCCTCTTCTTCTTCGACTTTTGGTTTAGCGCTTGACTTAGTTGCTTCAACTGCTTGCCAGGTTTTACCAAAGTTATCTTTGATTTCTGGATAACCGTTGTCGTTAAAACCAACTTCCGCAGATATGAATTTGCCTTTAAGCTCATCCGTATCTTTCATAGAAGTAAGACCTGCTGCTTTGACTAAAGCGTTGAAAGACCCTTTACCTATTTCGACTGCTTTTGGATTATTAGCCTGCATAGTAAAAGTGCAACCTACAAAGTTACCGCTATCTTTTATTTTAAAAGTTACTTTAATAGCTTGCCAACCATTGTCATTACCTATCACTTCTGCATCGTGATATTCCATGACATGCCTGCCTTCTTTCAGCTCTTCTTCTTCTGGAATTGCATCCAGATCCCAACTTGTTACGTCCATAATATACTCCTATCCTAAATCGTAATTTTCAAATTTATTTAATTCTTCCAAAAGATTATCTAGGATTGATAATACATCTTCTAAATCAAACTCTATGCCATGAGGTCCTTCATCGCGTAGAGCTTGATTCTCCAGATGTTTAGTTAAAATTAATTTGACTAGCTTGATAGAGCGAGCCAACCTATCTACTTCGTTATAATTAGACATCTTTTTTGATGTTACCAATCATAGCTTCTCTGACTGTCTCCCAATTCATTGGTAACTCATTAGGTAAGTCATATCTATTTTTTGCCATACAACCAGGCGACTCTTCTGTGATTAACACTCTATCGCCAACAGTCTGTTTAGTAGATGTACCTTTTGTACCTTGTACTTTAACTGTGCCGATTTTTCGTGTTGCATAAAAGACACAATCGCTCTGCTCTAACACTAAGTCGGCAGCTTTCCTGTGTATTTTAATTTCGTGCCTATCGTATGGCTGATCCTGTGCAGGATCTTCCACTCTTTTGACAACGTTATGACCAATAAAAACAATAGTCATACCACGTTCTCTGAGTTCGTTGGTGTACTTCAAAAATTCACGCCAAACATTTAGTGCCTCTGCATAAGACTTACCGTAAGCTACGGATTCCATAGACTTAAAGTTATTTTCTTTACAGACTTTTGGCCAAACATAATTCAACTCAAATTGATCCAAGCTATCTAAAACGTAAGTTTTATAACCGCCTAAATCATCTTCTGCTAAAAGATCTTTGATGTTTTGAATTATTTCGTCATACGTTTCTGGCATGTCAAAGTGATCCACTTCTATATTGACCAAACCATCTTCACAAAGTTGGAATATAGGTTTATTCATTGTAGAAGCAAAAGTAGACTTCCCAACGCCACCGCTTCCGAACAGCACAATCCTGGGAGCTTTCTTTTTAGCTTTCTTTCTTATCTTCGCTAGACTCATTTGTATTTTCTCCTTGAGTTTTTGCTTGCATAACTTCGCCAAGTTGGTTACTTAAATTTTCCATAACTTGATTGTTGTTATTCACAAGCGAGCTTAATATTAATCTAACTATCTCATTAATGACAACATTAAGATTAGCTAGTTCCTGGTTTTCATTCTTCATAATGCCATTAATAAGATTATTCATAGCGTTACGAGACTGAATGTTTTGTGTCAGATTTGCAACATTTTCATCTTGCATATCTTCTTCAAAAACTATGGTTGGTGGACCGTCTGTTTTATCAATTTGTAAAACAGGTGGCTTTTCGTTATCCGACATTTACACCTCCTTGATTAGTGTTATAAGTAGGGCATTGTTGTTGATACAAACAAAAACGACAATGCTCACCAAAGTTAAATTTTGGTTCTGGTTCTAAACATGCGTCAGCCGCAGGTTTTAAAAAATCGTAAGCCCAATTGACTAAATCTTCTACGCTAGTTTCGTAGGTTTTTATTGGACCTTTTTTGTCTCTGCTTACAGGTTGCACAATAGTAAGTTTTACTTTTGCGTTTTCGTAAGGGTATCTATCAAGTATGCCTAAAGCATAAATCTTGAGCTGTAAGTTATTTGGATCTACAGGCCAAGCGCCTGTCTTTAAATCTATTATCTCTATTTCTTTTTCTGTAATGATGGCACAGTCAAGCGTACCCCAAAGGTGTGGGTTTATCTCCTCCAGGGTAACTTGTTCTTCAATTAATCTTTTACCGCCTAGCTCTTCGTGGCGTTGCAATATGTAATCTGCGTATTGTTGAGCCATACCCAGCATTTCTTCGTCAACAACAACTTCTATTTTTTCGTCATCTTCTTCTATAACTGTGGTAAATGTTTTACCTGCGTAGTGATCTTCTATAGAAGAATCTTTGAGTTGGTCTTTTAAAACCTTCTCTGCCATTTCGTGGATCAAAGTACCGCGCTCCGCAGGGTAGCTTGTTCTGTACGGTGATCCTTGCGACATGACAGGAGACGCTGGACACTTGGTCCAACGCTCCGCCGCCGAAGGGGAAAGTAAAGCGTGTCTACTCGGCATTTGGGTCAATGACCTCTGAATTTATAAAGGCTTGTATGTCTTGTTTGTCGTACAAGATTTTACCGCCTACTTTTCTGTAACGTGGACCTTTATTTAAGCCGCGCCAATTCTCTAATGTTCTATGCGACATCTTGAGTATTCTGGCCAACTCTTTGGTCGTTACTAAATCTAGGTTTTCTGTGGTTTCCATATTTCTCCTGTTTCTACTAAAATATACCTTTATTTATTATGAAAATAAAGGCAACTAAAATGGTAGGTAAAATTTTAAGCGACTTTGATGACCCAATAATGCTTCGTAATAATAGAAAGCCTGTCTGGATTAATAGGTATCTAAATGAAGATTTATTAAAGTTTGCTGAGTCGCAAGGTAAAGACCCAAGAGACGTAGCTGAGTATTTAATCTCAGTAGGTCTCAATTCATCTGAGCGCAACCAAAACATCATATTTGATTTCGAAAATCTGTAGGTTGTAACAGAGCTTCTATATGCTCGCTCACTAGCGCAGCAGACTCAATAGCCTTGTCCTTATGTATATGTGCATACCGCGCAGTTGTCTTTTGATCTTTATGTCCGAGCAAATGACCAACTTGCGCTAACGGTAATTTTTGTAAAGAAAACGACGCGAAAGTGTGGCGTAAGTCATGCAATCTAAACTCTTCTATACCAAGTGTTTTTCTAATTTTATCCCACGCTCTCCGAGGCGCTTGAATGTTAAATATTCTCTCGCCCTCCTGCGCCCTGCGATTTATTATATCCAGGGCGCGTTCACTCAAATGTATGACTCTTTCCTCGCCGTACTGATCCGTTTTATGCTCGCTCAAGACAAGCATATTGCCTTGTAAGTCCGTCCACTTAGCTTTCGCAATCTCACCGCATCTAGCTCCTGTTAGGAGCAGTAGCCAGATGAAATCTACAGATTCTTGATAGCGTTTGTTTTTGTATAACAAGTCGAGTTGTTCTTTAACTTGAATAAGTTGTTCGCTTGTTAGGTATAGCTTTCTTTTGTTTTCTTTGTTCTTGGCAATGTGTGTCGCAGGATTGCTTTCAACCAAGCTAAGAGTGATAGCCAGATTAAACATAGATCTGAGCAACGTTAATACTTTATTGGCTTGTGCAGGCGCTGTCTCTGATAAACTAAAATGCAGTTTGGCTATGTCACCTCTAACAACCTCATTAAGTTTTTTCTGGCCCAATGAACCTGCAATGTATTTGTGGTAGATCCTGTTTAGTTCTTTAATTGTCTTTGTTTTACGTCTAGCGCAATCCTGTTGATAAAGATTGTGTAAATCGTTGATACTTTCGTGCATTTATTTCTCCAAAAATGTACTGCAAAGTATAGGATAGTAGTCTTAATAATTCAACTCTTTTATTGTTTGATGAAAGGTAGCCAATGAATCTGCGTTTTTCATTATATCTTCTTCTATGCGTACTTCTCTTTTATTGACACCAAAAGGCATAAAAATTACGTTGTTGTATTGCTTTGAATATAAGGCGTAGATATCTATTGCGCCTTCTGCAAAATGTCTGTTCTTGGTGTGCGAGCCTCGGCGTAAATCAAACCGCCATTTGTTGTGACCTTTTTCTTTCTTAGTTTTTGACTTTACCTGGCATTTATATAATTTATCTTCAAAGTCAAAAATTATATCTGCTTCTGCGC